AGCTGAGAATTTGAAACGCAAACTACTCAACGCCATCAACCAGCGTGACCCTGCAAAATTTACCCGCACAGTGAGACGCACCGATGCAAATTCATGAAGTTACACAGCTGACCACTGAAGGCATACTGAAAACCATTGGGCAAGACATCAAGGGTGCTGTGGGCGGCGCACTTGACAAGGCCGGTGCGGTGCTGAGCACACCTGGCGCCCTGACCACAGCCCGCGGCTACGGTGCAACCATAGACAAGGCCGAACGTGCTCAAGCTGACAAATACATGCAACAATATCAGCAACAACTTGCACAGCAGACACAACAACATGCTAAAAAATTAAGCCAAGGCTGGGTCAATCACATGAAAGCCTCGGGCATTGATCCTGCCGCAACCACGCCTCGGGCTGCTCCAGGCCAAATGCCTGCCGATGTTGCGGCCAGTGCCCAGGGACAAAAAATGCAACAGGCTTACGGACCGCCTCGAGGTGGAATCCAGGGCATGCCATCCGATGATCTCAAAGAACAAACTGGCTCCGACAACGTGATAGATCAATTCCGGAAGTGGTCCGATGGTCAGCTGACTGGCCGGATCACCGGCACACGTAACCAAGTCAGCATGGACGATGTCAGACAAGATCCAACTGAAAAAGCCAAACTTGACGCCATACTAGGTCGTATAGCCCAAAAGCCCGACGATGCCGCGGCAGTGGAAGAATATTTGACCACGGCCATGCAGGCCATGCAACGGATCTCAGCAGAAAAAAGAACCAGTTTAGGTATATCTCGTGGCGCAACTGCCGCCACCGACGACGAAATCTTGCCGCGATACATACCACCCACACAGTTGGAAGAACTCAAACAACTGGCGAGAAATATCAAGGTTGCCACAAAAATCAAAAAAGAACTGGGCATAACATAATGCGCTTGAATGAAGGTGGCAACGTATTCAAAGATGCAGATGGTCGGGCACTGACACAACGTATCAATCAGACTGATGTAAAGTCTACTCTGGCCTGGTTGGAGGAACTGGTTCCAGGCCTGGATTTGCAAGGCAACACCCTGGGTAGCACGGGCATCAAGGCCACATCGGGCGACTTGGACATTGCCGTAGACACTACGCAGGTCAGCAAAGAACAAATGGTAGCACAGCTCACACGCTGGGCACAAAGCCACGGATTCAAACCCGAAGAATGGGTGCGCAAAAGTGGCACTGCGGTGCATTTCCGAACTCCCATCAACGGTAGACCAGATAGTGGATATGTTCAAACTGACTTTATGTTCCTGCAGAATATTCCTTGGTCAAAATTTGTGTTGGGCGCTATGCCCCCAGATTCACGATACAAGGGCAAAGAACGCAACGTGCTTATGAATAGCATAGCCAAAAGCAAGGGCTACAAACTAAACCAGATAGCTGGCATTGCCGATCGCAATACCAACGAAATCATTACTGATGATCCAGATGCAGTGGCCAAGATGCTGTTGAATAAAACAGCCACCCGTCAGGACTTGGCGTCAGTGGAGACGATCCTACAAGCTCTCAGCACAGATCCAGAACGTGAATCTAAACTGGCCGACTTCCGCGAACACATGAAGCGTGAAGGCCTGCCATTTCTGGAAAGTGCCGACTTGTATCGTCCTGTGAGTGACAGCTATTTCTTGGCTCGCTTGCGAGATCGCATAGTGAATCAAGGCATGGTTCCTATCATGGAAGCCGCCAACCCCAGGATCGAACATCTTGAAGACCTGGTATTTGAACGTGGCACACGTGGTGTGCGTGAAGCCCTGGACATCATCCAGCATGCCGCAGAAGATACCAGAAAGACAACTACGGTCAAGTGGGACGGTAAACCGGCCATCATCTGGGGTCGTAAACCCACAGGTGAATTTGTGCTCACTGACAAATCTGGATTCACAGCCAAGGGCTATGATGGCCTGGCCACAAGCCCAGAAATGATGGCTCGCATACAGCGTCAACGCAGTGGTGAACGTGGTGAACTGATTGAAATCTACAACAAACTGTTTCCCATGTTGCGTGCAACCACTCCAGAAAACTTCCGTGGTTATGTGCAAGGTGATTTGTTGTACACAGAAACTCCACCTGAGGTTGCAGGTGCTTATGTGTTCAAGCCCAACTTTGTGGAATACAAGATACCAGCGGCCAGCAAACTGGGGGAACGCATTGGCGCCAGTGAAGTAGGCATAGCTGCACACACCAGATATCGAGCACCGGATGCTGGCCCAGAGCCCATACATCATATCAATCTTGAAGCTGTACCCGGACTCCTGGTCATTGAACCCACGGTCAAGGATATCAAAAATGTGGTGCCCAACAAGAAATTGATCCAACAATTAAAACAGATTGTGAATCAAAATAGTGCGGCCATAGATGGTCTTTTCAATCCTAGTGAACTGCGTGCCGCTCAACTCAGCGACTTGCCACAGTTGTGCAAACGCTACATCAACTCAAGAATTATGAGTGATTATGAAGATTTATTATCTGGGTTTGGTGACTGGTTGCAGGCCAATGTCACTCCAAGAAAATACAACAACATAGTTGAATACTTGCAGAGTCCCCGAAGCAACAGCGACGGCATGGTAGCTGCTTTCACAGCTTTCTTATTGTTGCACGAAATCAAGACTGACATGCTGGAACAACTAGATCGCCAGCAACCTGGGCAAGAAGGCTGGGTCCTGGCTACCGACGCAGGGCGTGCAAAACTGGTAAATCGCTTTGGTTTCAGCGCCGGAAACCGCATCTTAAACAATCCTAATTTGGCCACCTAGCCAGCCATTTTTACCAAAACTCATAAATAAAAGTAGGTCCTTTGTGACCATATATTAAGGAGAATCAAAATGGCATTTATTACCCCCGTATCTGGTGGCGCACAACCAGTATTTGCAACCGACGTTCGTAACCCAGTTGCAGCAAACGCAAGCACAGCAGCAACACCTGTAAACTTTGCTGGTCCTAAATTAGACTTTTATCAAGTTGTTGCCAACACATCTGTTGCAGGTCAACAAGATGTTAACGAGTATGTTTCCAACGTTATCCAAGCTCTACAGAGCACATGTACAGTTGCTATGTACCAAGTTGACGCCGACAAGATCAGCTTTGGTATTTTCCCAACAGGCGCATTTGGTAACAGTGCAGCAAATCCCCCAACAACAGTGAACACAGCTAACTTCTTGGCCGCTGCCAACATCACTTATGCTGGTTTTCAGTTGGATACTTGCACAAGCATTGGTTTCAAACTTGCAGCATCCTAATCGAAAACATCGATTGCACGAAACCCGCTCCGGCGGGTTTTTTGTTGATCATTCGTTTGCATACTAAATATTTTTGTAGCAACAGCTACGCTCGTGTTACACACACATACACACAGAAAGGAGTATATCATGAGCAAATCACCCTACGAGATCCGTCTCGAACTTCTCAAGCTGGCCAACGAAATTCTCTGCACGCCAGTGTATCAAAGTCGCGAAAGCAAACTGCAAGAATGGCACGCCAGTCGTGAAGTTTATGCTAACGAGATTGCACCGAGAGATCCCAAACCGTTCCCAACCTTGCCTGATTTTCCATCCACCACGGATGTGATCAGCAAGGCCGAAGAACTCAACCGGTTTGTGAGTCAGCAATAAACAAGGCCCCGCAAGGGGCTTTGTAGTAAATACATCATGCAGGTCAGCAAAATAACTGAAGTAACCATATTTGAAAGCCCCGATGGTGGGCGCACTGTGTATGCCCGTAATCCAGGTAGCAAAGATCGTACCTTGCACTGGCAAGATCCCGACCTGCAACGCGAACTGGCCGAACTGGAAAGTCAGAAACGCTGGGTAGACATATTCCAAGCCCGACGAGACAATCCAGAACTGGATCACTTGTGCGAGCAGGTAGAAATCCTGTATGAGTTAGGCAAAAGATAATGAAATATGTTTGCCAGACTTTGTTTGACATCACAGCAACCGGGGTCACAGGACATTTCAAAATAAATGGCATGCCTTTTGTTGATCGTGCTGGTCAACGTATCATAGACAATGATTCCTGGCATCGTAGCAGAAATCAACAACGCAACTGGGAAACATTAACACAAATACTAGGACTAAGAACGCAACTATTTGAGGTAACTGATCCGGTCAGAGACAAGTCTGGAACCAAATGGATGTTTGAATTTGAAACGGAAACATCGGACACATTTGGATCGCCGGATGATCCTACTGCAATATTACGGACCGATGCGGAAGCAGTGCCTATGATCCTTAGTCTGGGCAACCAGCCCGATATACTGCCTTTCTTGCGCACTTATGGGCCCGGACAAAACATATGGTTTGCGGCCCTACCATAAATATTAGACCATGAGCGAAGCCACTGAAATTGAAAAGAAAAGTCTAGAAGCTCACGTGGAACTGTGTGCCGAACGCTACAATCAGCTGGAAGCCAGATTTGAGCATGTAGAAGGCAAAATCAATCACCTGGATGCTTTGTTGCGCGAAGTGCATGACATGGTACAAAGGATGAGCGAAAAACGCACAGATCAACTCATTGGTTGGGGAGTGGGCATCATTGGTGCTTTGATAGCAACCACAGTATATTTGGTCACACACTACGTATTAAAATGATCACAGAACGCGAAGTAGAACGCATGTTTCGCAAGGAATTTAGCGATCTCATGCCCAACGTGATTTGGCAAACTGAAGATGGTGTCTATCAGGTTTTTGATCGCTATCGCATACAGCCTGAAAACATCGGGTTCCGTGTGACCTGTTCAGCTACAGATATTGGCGTGTTTGCCAGTACAAAAACAGCACTCAGCTGGTGTATAGCAGACAAAAACTGTGCATATAATACAGCCCGAGAAATCCTGACCATGGACACAAAACTGGCAGCACTGACAGCAGACATAGCCACACGTGCTGCCATAGGTGATCACAGTCGAGATCCGGCTCTGCGCGAGATGATACTGACCAAACTGGAAAGCAAGATCATACACAAAAAACTGCTGGAAAATCAACTGGCCAAATGCGTGAGCTGGGCTAAATATGTACAACAACGAGGATTCGAAGATGAAACTGCAAGAACTGGCCGTGGCCAACCCAACAAAACAAGCCGCTAAGGTATTTGAAAGTTATTTTGGCACAGATCTGGCATTTGATCGCATCAGTGCCCAGCAGACCCGTAGCATGTTGCGCCGTGTGCGCAACACCATAGCTGAACATCGCCGTACTCCAGAATTCCATCGCAGCGAACAAAATCCTGCTTATCTAAAACTAGTGGTCATGGAACAGGCCTTGGCCGCACGTGTGCAGGAACAAGCCGTGGGCATGAGCACAGCCTCCACAGCAGCCGGCACAGGTGCCTATGTCAACAACATGCCCAATGCTCAAACTACCACAGCAGATCCAACCAAGACTGCAGCGGCCATGACCTTGCAACGTCAGCAACGTCAGCGTCAACTGGATGATGAAGACAAACAGTTGACAAAACAAACTCAAGACATTGCAGCAAGAAAATCTGCCATACAAAAAGAAAAAGCTCAACTTGAAAGTCGTCGGACATTGAAGCAACGTCTCAAAGAGGCTAGTGAAGTGCAACAGGCACAAGTCGTGCTGGCCAGCCAAGACATGGTTGACCAAGTGCAGAAGATGAGCGAACAAGTGTCAGCCATGCAGTTCAAAGATCTGCCAGCCTTGGTAGATCAGATCAAGAACGAAGTTGGTGTGGATCAAGCCATGCAATTCAACACCGATGCCACAGCCGCACTGGCAGGTCTTTTGCAGAACTTGCAAGGCGCCAAAACACAACTAGAAGGTGCTTTGGGTGTGGTAACAGGACAGGCTCCACAAGTTCCTGGCGCTGACATGGGTGCCGATCTTGGTGCAGAACTGCCAGCTGAACTTCCTGCCCCTGGTGAAGAAGAGATCAATGTCACAGATATAGACGTTGAAGAACCCGAAGCCGAACCAGCGGCTGCAACCCTGGGTCGTGCTCGTAGATAATGTTGATTCGTGAATTTGCGTCTGACAAAAGTGCCACAGATCCGGTCAAGCTGTTAGCTTTGGCCACCTTTCTCAAGCAGCGTGCCGAAGATGAAAACGCCGTTGCGCAGATCAGTCAAGCGGCATTTAT